GCGTGGTAAGTTGTGGTGCAGCAAGCAAGCAAGCATATGCTGAATTTCTTGAGATCGATGCAGGTGGTACTCAAGCCATACCAACAGGCTTAAACAAGTTGGATAATATTCTTGGTGGTGGATTTAAGAAGGGTAGCTTGTATGTCCTTGCAGCTAGACCAGGAGTAGGAAAGTCTGCATTAGCCATACAAATGACCTACGAGACTGCCAAGCGTGGTTTACGGGCAAGCTATGCAAGCCTGGAGATGACCGCACAGGAATGCAGTGCGCGTTTACTTTCCAATGTCAGTGGTGTACGCAAGCCAACAGGTATTGGATTACTCAATGCCGGGCATAAGCAAAAACTAGAGAAGCAAGTACAAGCCATGCAATCATGGCCAATCACCTTCAAGGATGATAACCAGGCAACCATGCAAAGTATTGAGGCATTCATTGCTAAACAGAGACTTGAAGGTGAGCTTGGTTTAATCGTGGTCGATTACTTGCAACTCTTGAGCGTGCCAAACGTTGAGAGCAGAGTACAGGAAATCTCGCACGTTTCTCGAACTCTTAAAAAAATAGCAATGGAGTACGATACATCTGTGCTTGCCCTTTCTCAGCTTAACCGTGCGTTAGAGTCACAGAACAGGAATCCCATGCTATCCGATCTGCGTGAGTCAGGAAGCATAGAGCAAGATGCAGATTGCGTGCTTCTCTTACATCGTGAAACAGAAGTAGATCCGATTAATGATGACATCATTTGCAATGTTGCAAAGAACAGAAATGGCGAGTTGCGTGCAACCAAGCTAACCTTTACCAAACCAACAGGTCGTTTCTCGACCCGTACAGAACCCCGGTTGCATGATAAGAAACCTTTTTAGACTACAAGTGACTTACATTGTCACTCATAGTATGCCATTAGAAGCCCGTAGAGAGCCTAGAAAGCGTTTTAATTGAAAAAGAAGGTGTATACCCATGTCAGGGTATTTAAACGATTTTTAGAGGGGTATAGGGAAAAGTTTAAGTTTCTCCACTCATGCTGGTACACCATCCTTATATGCTACGAAAATGCCATACATAGATTCGCAATCTATCTCTTTGCCATTCTCCTCAAACAAACTAACGCCAAGTTTCTCGTTATCCCAACTAAATTCTTGCTGGATGTATTGCGAGATTGCATGAACTGCAATTGATTGAGTTAAAAAATATTTGTCATGGCCATTAAAAGTACCTTCGATGGTATCTTCGGATATTTGTGTTATATCAAATTCTAGTTCTATTTTCATTGTATATTTTCAGTTGATTTGTTTCTTGTTTCTCTTAGCCCACCATGCAAGCACTTTCGGCACAAACTTGAGCGCCAGGAATAGCGACAAGCCCATGGCGAGCTTTGGGAGTAAGTCATTGTTGTCTTGCTTGCTCATGTGCTTGTTTCTCCTTCCACCCAAGGATAGTTTGCCATCCACTTAATTGCATCACGACAATTAGGGAACTTCTTTACTTTTTCCCCATTCCAATTGCCGTTACTTTCAATGCAAACAACACACTCATTATCGATACTTTCTGGACACCATCCGGTATCTTCAGGGTCGGCAAGTTTCAATTCTGTTTCTCCAATGGTACGTGTTATAAAATCACACCCTCCACCTGTTGATGTCCAATCAATGCCATATTTTTGTGCGTATTCGTATATTTCGTTTGGTATATTCATTTTATTTATCCTTTCTTGTTTTTTATATATTCAACAGATTCTATCTTAATCTTTACTAGGCGTTGGGTTGTCTTGTTTGCTCATCCTTCAACCCTCCCTTGCTCAATATCGCAAAGTGTGGAGTAATAAGAAGAAAAGCCGGAAGGATTCTTGTCCCATATTTCTTTTACTCGCTTTCTTTCCTCCTCGCTTTCTCGTTTGATATTCTTGCAACGTTCCTGGTTAGGCCAAACAGCACCAAGCCAACGGAGTTCTTTTGCTCGTTCTTTTGTTATTCTCATGCGCTTTCTCCTTCCACCTTGTCCAGGATTGCTTGCAAGTTATCTCTTTCAAGATCCGCGCCACTATGTCCTTCCATGATTAAAGTACTAAGCAATTTCTCAAACAGCTTGCATTGCTCTAATAGCTCCGGCGCTGCTGCAATTAAGCGTGCGTTTGACTTATCTTTTCCTGTGCCAATTACTTGGATTCCTTTATTAGTATTTTCTCCAAACCAAACAACTTGCGTTGCACTTAATCCTATGCCAATAGTTGCATTTTCCCATGGCCCAGGTGTGTGTGTTACTTGTTTCTTGTTCATAATTATAGTGTGGTTGTTAGTAATGTATTTGTGAAGTCAGGCGCTTTGCTTGTATCAATTTCAGCAACTCTAAAACGATCAAACCCGTTTCTCTTTGCCCAGGCTTTCGCTTTCTCAAAATTGCGTTTGTCGTTTGTAATGATTTCTTGCATCCAATTCGGATCTCCCTTTTTGATACCCCAAAGTATTGATTCTTTCATGCTGTTTCCTTTTCAAGTTGTGTAAGTAATGCGTGAGTATCTCGTTTCTCTTTCAAGAAATACTCAATTGACTCTGTATCATTATGAAAACGTGCTTCTCTTAACTCCTCTTCAATGTTCTCAAGTGTAGAGTTTGCTTGTTTCCATAGATCAATATTTTGTGCTTGTTTGCTCATAATTATTTTAGGTTAAAGGTTAGTTGTATTTTCTCTTTTTCTGTAAAGGATTGCCCTCTTGCACCATGCATGCATGCCCTCGTTTCACGAGGCCTTGCCACATGCTTTGCACGCTCCCTATCCTCTCTCTGTTTCCGTGCTTTCTCGCCTATCTCTAGCAAGCGATCCAAGGCGATTGGAAAGAGTTGTGTTGCGTGGTGTTTCATGCGTTTATATCCTTTACGTAATATTGAGTTACATTTGATACAAAGTTATGAATTGCCGTAAGTAGCACGCCATGCGCTTTATAATAACTAAATTCAGCAAGCTCCGTTTTCTTAAAGTCATACCATGATTTTTCATCATTACCTTTAAGTAAATCAAATGCTTCTTTTGTGATTTCTGAGTTCATGCTAGTTTCTCCTTTGCTTGTCCGATCTCCTTTGCAAGCAATGCAATCAATGCATGCTTGTTAGGATCTTGGCTGTTTTGTAAAGTTGCAATGCGCTTGCAATGCTCAGTAATAAAATGTTGTAAGTCTATGTTCATGCTAGTTTCTCCTTTACCAAATGCGTTTAATCAACATGCCACCATCTTCATGCATGTAATAATCGTGATCTATTTCGCCATGATAGCTACGTGCTTCTTCACTATATGTATTTGGTGGGCCATCTAGTTTTTCCATTAGCTCGCTAAAGGTGATTTGCTCGCCTTTGTAATTCCAATCTTTCTCATTAGCTCCTTGCGTAATATCATAAAGGTTTGAGCCTCTATATTCTGTTTCCAATGATTGCTTGGTGTGTATCTCTACAATATCTGCGACTCTGAAATCACAAAGGTAATGATTCTTGGTATAATCAATAGTATTAACATGTGGTTTCTCACTTGTTACGCCTTCATTGATTTCTGCCCAATCAATCATTTGTTTACATGCTTCTGATCCTTTCTCTAAGATCATGGTTTGCGTTTCTGATTCCGGAAATGTAATTGTAAGTTCTATTAAGTTTTTCATGCTAGTTTCTCCTTTTATGCTTGTTGAAATAGTTCAAAATAATGCCAAATTACTTTATTGATAAATTCGATATAAGTTTCCTCACCCCTAAAATCTAACATCTTGATAGCAAACTTAGTTAGCTTTTCATCATTCTTTGCAAAGTTAGATTTGAAAGTTTCATACTCATCTCCTTGCATGTAATTTAAGCCAACTAAGATGCCGTCTTGATGTTCGATAAAGATCCATCGATCATTGGATTCGTCCCATATATGTTCTTGTTTGTAGCTCATAATTAGTTTCCTTTTCTTGTAAGTATTGTTTGAATTGCGATCCAAGCGCCCATTATGGCGTATGGAGCTAAGATTATAATTGCTATTTGATAGTGCATAGTAGGTAAATTTAGTTGTTTGTAGGTTACGCAATGCCTATTTGATATCCTTTGATCATTGCATTAATTTGATCGAATAGCTCGCGCTTGGTGCAACGATCAAGAATAACATTAACGCCACCTCCCTTTGCCATTTTATCAAGACGTACGCCACCATATGGGTTATCTATCATGAAATGATTTGCGCATGGTATAACTTGCCCATGAGTACCTTTAAGGAGATTACCTTGTCTATCTTCTTTGTAAGGAGTCAAAGGACGTCCTAGTAATACATTTAAGGTGTGTACCTTATCATCAAGTAATTTTGTAGTAATTTTCATAGTATTTTTTTGAGTTAGTAAAACAAGCAATTGCGCTTAATATAATACAACAAAAAGCAAAAAGTGTATTCTGTCAAACTATTATTGAATATTATGACGTTGCTTGTAGTTTAGTACTAAACCCCTATGCTTGCACGCATGCATGCCGCCAGCTGTCGCTCCGCGACAAAGGGCGAAAAGCAATAAGGCAAAAAACTTTCATGCAAACTTGCCAGCTGGGCAACGTGCAAAGTTGTAGCACGATGGTATCAAATCTTGGTGCGAGGGAAGTATGAAATGCAAGGATGCCTAAATGCAAGTAACTTGCAATAAAAGGCATTTCTACTCAGACCACAATTTTACAGTTATGCATTATATGTATTTACATAGTTAGTACAAATACACTAACTATTAACACGCATGCTTGCGATCCAACACAATTGCTTGCCATTATTGCGAACTTGCCACGCAATAGCTTGCAATGTCAGCAAACATGAACCCCTCGCACTTTCTAAAAGAAATGACTCGCCCAAAAAATTGCTATAAATACAACGCATGCATGCACGCACCTGGGGGGGCGGGGGTGCGCCTGCGCGCCTGCGTTCTTTCTATATTATTATCACCCCCCGCATAACTTTTTTTGCAATATTGCCCCCTTCATGGGGCGTTGCTTGCACATGGTTATTATGGGGTGCAAGTCCCACGCAACGCATTATGGGATACCCCCATGCCCCCCACACAGCATGGCCTCGGATCGAGGGTATGTGTTTGTAGTTTGTAAAGAGGTGGTGCTTGGCTTTTATGTGGTTACCAAGCAGGTGATGTAAGTAACCAGGGATAAACTAGCAACCCCGCCACAATACCTGTAAAGTTATTTATCTATAGGTTTATAGATGCGATGACCTGCATGTATAACAACTTCCTTGCATAGTTCTATGAACTCCTGATCTGTTAGTCTCCCTTTTGCCTGGTTTGCTTCCGGGCATAGAAGTTGGAGGTTGTTTAGTGTATTATCCCCGCCACGTGATATTGGTTGTATATGGTCATACTCGTATGTTTCTGGTTTATAGAAATCGATTGGTCTACCTGTTAGTGCGCAGGGGAAGTGTTTACCGAATTTTTTGAGTACATCTTTTGCATTGAAAGTCATTGCTCTTTGGAATCTGTGTGCTTTTACAGAGATTGATTGTTTTACCTGCCTTGGTGATTTATTGATATACCAGGCAGTTTTTGGTTTATCTGAGAGGTGTGCATTTTTGAAGCAGTATATTTTGTTTAGTATTTTCTTTTCATGTGGTGGCAGAGCTTCTGATTTTTTCTTCACCTTGTCCCTTGTTTTTTTGCGTAGTGCATAGGATACAGTTGATTTTGAGCAGTTTAGTTCTTCGGCTATTTGTCTAAATGAGTATTGTTTTTGCCT